TACAATGTCAGTAATTGTGCTAGGTGTTACTTCAAATGTATCTGTAATTTCTTCTTCGTCTTCACCACCACCTAACATAAAAGGTAATGCTGTTGCGCCTAAACCACCAAGTAATAAAGCTTTTTGACCTGGTTTTAAACCTCCAAATTTTTCCATACCAGTTCTAGCAAGATTTCCAATGCCTTTTCCTAGACCTGATTTAAAAAATTTACCAATAGATCCTTTACCACCAATACCAGGAATACCAAATTTATTAACGCCATATAGTGCAGCAGCACCTAACGCCGCTTTACCTAAAGGACTTTTAACAACTTTCTTTAGACCACGGCCAATCTTTTTTACAGCTTTACCTAGAAAATAACCTTGTCTAGGTTCGAGGTCCATAATTCCACCACCTGCTCGTAATTGTCTTGCTTGTTGCATATTAGATATTGCCATAATTTTACCTTAAATAATCGTTTTAACTTGTTTTTCCCAACAAATCAAGCGGAGGCATGATAACTGTTAGGTCCTGCGCTATGTCTTCATTGGGTATTCCAAGCTTTTCCCACTCTTCTTTTGTCTTATAAATAGCCCCTGTTTTCTTATGTCTATATTGACTTATAGTCTTTACTGCATCTATCACGGGTATATCACTCATTAATCTACCTTATCCTTCCTTATGTTTAAATAACTAATAGCCACATCAAGAGAGTCTGCACTGCTTGATGTAACTGTTAACACTTTACCGCCTTCTACTACTAAAGGAACGGTTAATAATTCTACTGTTTGATTAGCTGTCAGAGCAGCTGTCTTGATTGTAGTAATACTGTTGTTAATAACGGTTACCGTAGGCGTGCCAGCTGATGTAACCTTTATAGATTTTACAATGTAAGTTTCATTAACTAATGGGTTCTGTGTAGCCACACCATTAATTGTTGTCGTACCAAACATCGTTTGTGCATCTGTTGATGTTACGTTATCTACGCCAAAAAATTTAAATACGTTTACTGTTGCCATTATTCTAGAAAGAAAGCCTTAGCTTCTATCTCCTGTTTAATTTCATCTTGAAACGTTGTGTTAAGTTTATTAATTACGTTATCTAAATCTCTAACTAATGATTGAAACGTTCTTTGTTCGTATTCTTTACTTGCTCTAGTTAATGATTGTACTATCTTTGCCATTATCTATATAACCCCACAATACCACCACCAGCATATTGATTTACTCTTAAAATATCTCTTAATACTTTTATACCACCAAAAGGTGCAAGAACTGTGCCGCCTTTAGTATTGTAACCTAGTTCTCCTAATTTAAATATTTCATATTTAGAAAGCCCTCCATTACTAAAGTTTGCTCTACCACCGTAAGCATAGCCACCAGCTCCAGCGTCTTCATCACTAGCTGATTGTGCTGCATCAGCTCCAGCTTGTGAATCGCTTTGTCCACCGCTTGATCCACCGTCGTCACCACCACCTCTAGCGTAATCTCTGTTAGCTGTTTCTTGTGCAGCAGCTGATGCTTTACCTGCATCATACGCGTCTTGGTCAAATCCTCCGCCGCCTCCGTCACCACCAAAAAATTTATCTTTTACCATACCAATTCCTTTTCTAGCAACTTTACCCATTAAATATCCTATAGGGTTTAAAGCAAACAAACCAAGTTTTCCTGCCATTGCTAATCTGTCTTTATTTTTTTGTGCATTAAGTGTGTCGCGTTCTTCGTCGGTTAAAGGAACATTATCTTTATTATATAAACCACCTAAAGCGTCAAACTCATAATCAAATTTTGAGTTTCCTCTAGGACCAATAGGTCCACCACCGTCTCCGCCATCTTCAGATATAATAGGAGGATAGGGATATCTAGGGTACATACCCATAATACCTGAGTTGTCTGGTGATGAATTAAAAGTTATAGCTGGTTTATCTAAACCAACACCTTGTAAAAATCTGTCTTGACTATAGAATTTGTTTCCTGCATCATACCGGTCTCTGTCTACACCTATGTAATTAGCTCCGTAATTGATCATTATCTTCTTCCATCCGGTTGTATATCCAATCTAAATGTACCTAACTTCCAGTCTTGTGAAGCTGCGGTATTAGATATTTTTAATGCAATTGCTCGCGCTCTTGCCCTAGTGTCTACCTTATCAGTTGATGTAGATACTGTAAAGGGACCTAATGATGAGCTGGATGCTGCATTATTAGGATAATCTCTTAACAACAATGTAATTGTTGCGTTACCTGTTTGAGATATAAAGTCAGGTATAATTCTTCTTATCTTCATTAAAAATTCACCGTCACCTCTAAGGTCTGGCATACCAATGGTTTGTCCTGATGCAGTTCTTTTCTGTGTAATGTCAAAGTCTCCAGATGTAATTTCTGCAAGTATCGGTGTAACTGTTCCTCCAGCTAAAACTTGATCGGTCCCTGTTTCATGTTGAAAGTAAATAGAACAACCATCAGTATTACCTACTACATCAGAAGCTGTGCCAGCAGGATCATATTCTGTTGCGTGTGGTTTTGCAAACACAGCAGAGTCTGCCCATGCTGTTCTTGCTAATGTTCCTGTTGTCCAGATAGCTTGTTTAGGACTAGCTCTACTATAAGACTCAATGTAATTGTATGATACCATGTTGTTAATAGCTAATGAAGTACCTGATGGATAGAACCATATAACTTCACCAAACAAGTTGTTTAGTCCTATGTTAATTAAATCTCTAGGTGTAGAGTTTAGATTATCATAAACAAAGTCTTCTACTAAACAGTCCATAGATTCTAACTGACCATCGTATCTAAAGAAACCATTTTCTGACATCCAGAAAGCTGTACCATCTACCTCAACACATGCATTCTTACCTATCAATCCACAGTTACTTCCTATCTGTTGAAATGAGAAAGTGAACGGTGCACCGACAAAGGTCATTAAAAATAATGCGGTATCTGTCCAAACATAAATTGCATCCCTACCTCGTATGGCTCCCATAATTTTAGAACCTGCAGCAAGTCTTTGTGTGCCTGCGGTGTTTTCTGCAGTTACAGTGTATGCATCTGTGCCATCAATATTTTCTTGATCAGAGAATCTAATAAACATAGCATCTTGTGAGGACTGTGTTCCTACCGTTGTTTCTGTACCAAAAAATACTAAGTGACGATCAGGTGTAGATACTAATACATGTCTTGATGCTGTTGGTGCGTTTGCAATTATTGTTGCTCGTGTTGATGTTGCATTAGCTGCAGCTGCATCCCATTCAAAACATCTACCGTTATAGATTAGTGCAATAAGTTTTGTACCAAAGTTATCTAATACCCATAAACCTGGGTCAATAGTAAAGTCGGCAGATGAAGCTTCGCCCCATGCTACAAAGTCAGAAATATTTGTAACGGTTACACCACCACTGTGAGCAGCTTTTGTAGTGCCGTTAACTTCTCTTGCACCACCACTTAAAATATTTGTTGTTGTATTATTGTTTGTATAACTAATGTCTTCTGTACCAATTCTAATCTCTCCTGTAGCAGGAAATTGCGATGTGTCGGTTAACGGAATATCAGTCACACTATCATTAATACTAGAAGCTAATGTTGTTGTTGTTGGTCCAGCTACTGTACCGCTCCATAGTCCTGTACCCCAACCAAAGCCACCTACTTGCTGTGCTGGTCCTACTGTATAGTAACACAATACAGAAGCAGATCCTGCTGTGCTTAAAGGTGTGCCAGATTCAGCTAACGCTGCAGTAATTGTAAATGTAGTTGTCGTAGGAACCGATGTTACCATGTATTTAACATCTTCAAACGTAGCATTTGTATATGTAGACCCTGATAAACCTGTTACATTGTCAAATAATACAATGTCATCATCTTGTAATCCATGGGCCCCGCTGCATGTTACTGTAACCGTTTTTGATGAAGATGTGCTTGTAAAGTTTGCACCTGTGAGTGTAGTTCTTATAGGGTGTATGTCATAATAGGTACCGCCTGAATATGCATATAAAATTCTGTTTGTGCCTATTGCAGCGTATTTAATACCTGCGTTATCGTCAAAGTGATGTATGGCTCTAGCTGCACCTGTAAGATTAGTGGCACCAAGCTGTGTCCAGCCACCTATCTTTTCTGGTGAACCATATCTAAATCGTACGTTATCTCCCCCGGTCCATTGTCCCTCAGCCCCGGTTGGAGTAACTTGTTTATTAAAGCCCGGCAAAAAGCCTAGTTTTTGTAACATAGAAATTCCTGTTTTATTTAGATTATATTAAATCGCGTTGTAGTTCAACGTTATTTGGGTATGCCCAACATGGGTCTTTTATCATACAAATTGGTCTTTGCAAACCGTCCATCTGCATGGTTGTAGTGTAGAAACACTTGTCCGCACAGCTTGCCTTCAAAAGGCTTACGCCAGTGCTCTAATTCACAGCCAGAATAGATAAGCATATCACCAGGTTTTAAATTAACTTCTACACCTACTGGTGCCCCTGGTTTGATAATACCTTTGTATTCATCAATAACTGTATTTGCTCCTGTTGGATCTAGATAGATAGGCCAGTGATCACCGCCTAAACATAATGTCGTAGATATCTCACAACTAGGTCTATCTTTATGCCTGTTTAAAATATTGCCTGTTCTATAAAGTCTTGTGTAAGAATAAGTAGGCACTAATTTAAGTCCTGTTTTCTTTTGCATGGTATTAATCGTTTTAACTAATAATACTTCCATAAGTCTATCTGCATATTTGGCATAAGATCCTGGTACTTGTACATCATGAAAGTTACCTACTAATGGATTACCTTTATGTGTGGTGTAATTGTTTATCATCCAGTTATCAGCTTCTGCAGATATTTGTAAATATCTATAAGCAACGTCTGCTAACTCTTTAGAT